CCTATTACATTAAGAGAACCTGCTATATCTTGACTTGTTCCTGGTACTGTTCCTGTTTGGACAGCTACTTCTTTTGACAGTGTTTGTCTAGCTTCTTCTATTTTACCTTGTTGTTTTAATAACTTAACTGTCATTGATAGCTCTCTATTAACCTGTATAGAAGATTGCTCTAGAGCATCTAAATTTACATTTTCAGCAGCATTACCAATGTCTTTAATTGTTTGTAAATTACGTTCTAATAAAGTACCTAAAGCACTACCTAATATTTGAGCACCAAATTCTTGCCCTTTGGGAGCTAAACTAGTACCTAATAAACTACCACCGATTGCTCCTGCTCCTCCACCAAATAACAAAGGAAAACCAGCACCAAGCATAGTACCTTGCCTTCTATTTCTAATTTTTCTCATATTATTTAATCTTCTTCGTGCTTCTCGCTTTCTCATTTCTTCCGTTCTAGTTGAAACTTTATCTTGTTTTTTAATTTCCTGTGTTATCTCTTTTTCAATTCTTAATGCTACTTGTTTACCTGCATTAAACTCTCTAGTAGATTGTGCTGCAAAAGTACCACTTGTTCCTCCTGCTGCTGGTAATCTTCTGCTTGGCGGTACAAGAGTTTTACCTGCAAGAGCTTCTGTCTGTGCTTGAGTAACAAAAGCAGTAGAAGCAGTAAAAGGATTAGCTGCTCTAGATGCCTGACTTTGAATATTTGCGTTTATTCCTAATTGTCTTCCTATTGCTACGCTAACAGCTAAAAAATCTTTTGATCCAGCAACAGTCATCTCTTGCATACGCTTGAGCATAGACATTGCTTCATTACCAGCAAGAATTGTTCTAGGAAACTTTTCTATTTCTTTTAATCTTGCACTAACATTTCCAATAGTTTTTGATGGATCTGCTCCACTTGCTTTAGCGAAAGCAGCAGATTCTAGTCTTAATGCTTTAAAATTTCCTGCCAATAAAGCAGTAGCTCCTTCCTGTCTTTTAATAGCAGTTGTAGCATCATCAAATGCTTTTCTAACAAAACTAACATTTTCCCTGATTGTTACTATTGACTTACCTAAATCAGAACCTTTACCTCCTTTTAAAAACGCAGTTATTTTTTGATTCCCTAATGTTATTTGTTGATTTAATTTTTCTAATGCTTTTTGTGCTGGATCTGTTTTTATATTTATCTTTAACTTATTGATATTTCCAAAAGTTCTCTCTACTTGTCTTGCAATTTGATGAAGTTTTTTTACATTCTTTTCGCCACGACTCGTATTTATAACAAGATCTATCTGTTTAATAGCCATTTCGACCTATTAGCAAAACATATATCCTATTCTACCTTGATTTGGGTATAACGCTTCTTCTTTGTGTCTTATCTTGTTCTTTTTTCTGTTCTTCATTTCTTAAATCATAAAAAGCAGCCCAACCTATCATCTCTTCAAGAGTTAATGTTTGACATAATTCATTAACAGATTTTTTTAATTCGTTTGCTAATGAATATATAAACATCCAATCGGGATTAGCTTTTCAAATCGGCTTTTGCCTCTTCAACCTCCTTATTAGAACCAGCTTCTAACATTGATAATTGTATTTCTTGTAAAACAGAAGCAGCAACTTCTCTTCTTAATGATGCTTTATCTCCGTCAGAAAATAATCTTTTACTATCTTTATCTAATGCTTTTTCAATCATTAATTGTAAAGCAAAATCATTTGCATCTTCACTTCCACTTTTTTTCTGAATCATTTCACGTTCAGCAATAGTTAATGGATGCCAATAAATAGTAAGTAAAACTTCATCGTTATCCATGATGTCGTACTTATAAAGCTGGCTTACACCAAACTTATTTTTAAGAAGATCAACTGCTCTTGTCATGGTATTATATAGCTATTAGAAGTATATCAGCTATTAGCAAAAAAAGCACACGATATAATCCCTAAAAAGTGTGAACGATCTTCAATCTCTACAGGAGTAATCCCACTCACCTCCCCAACTCTGGGCGAACAAGAAAATGGATCTGAATAATTAGAAGCATTGATAGACGTTAATCCATCTATTACAGCTTCTCCTAATGCAGATAGAACCGATGTACCTTTACCTTTTGGAACATAGATATTACATTGAATTGCACCAGAATAATAATCTGATGCTGCACCCTGATTTTGTACAGTTGATTGAGTAAAAGTAATTGAGGTTGTTATAAATTTTTTAGTTTTTCCAGGTGTGGTATAAGTTACGTTGTCATACATCATAAGTACAGTATTATCTACTGCTGCAACTGCATCTGTTACTGCTTTTTCAAAAGCTGCTCTTGCGTTAACTAGACTCATAACCTTTTATATTTAGAACCTAAAGCTGGAGCATTTCTACCACCTTTAGTACCTTTAAATAATACTTGACTTTCAGCTACTCTTACATCTGGTAGATTCATACTTCCACCAAATACAAAATCAACAACCTGTCCTATAGTTTCAACATACGGAATAATTGTACTATTAGGAGAACCTAATGCCTGTCTTGCATAATCAGCCCTGTTACCTATAAATATTGTTTGTCCGAATTTGTATTTTCTATCGAGCGAATATCTAGGCTCAATAATAGCTGGTAAATTTCTGCCTTGTCCTTTTGCTTTTTTTCTTTCTAACCACGGAGATCGTATCTCTTCATTTGCTAGAGGTCTATAAGTATTAGCTTGCCAACTAGAAGCAAAGAAACCAGAATATTGAGGACTTTCTGATGGTAAATCTGCAAGAATTTTTCCTATTAAATTATTAAATTGAGTATTTAATTCTCCTCTTGTAGAAGCAATAGCATTACTTAAAGCATTAGGATCTGATTTAGCCATTAGAACCTTCCAAGAATAGTGAACAAGTAAGTTTGACCACCTTGTAATGTACTTATATTAACTACCTTTGCTACTCTAGTTGCTCCTGCGTAAGTTAATGTAATCTCATCATCAAAATCAGGTTGATTATCTCCAATAAGATCAGGTGTTATATATGTTTTAAATTCTCTAATCTCTTTACCTAAATCTTCTTCTGATCTAATAAATTCAATCGGAACTTTAATACTGTAGCTGGTATCAGTTGTCGTATATACACCTGTGGATGTATTATAAACTCCCGATGCTTTCTTTGTATAAACAATAGAAGTATCAAGTGAAGATCCAAGAGTTGAAACAACATCTTTAGCGACACTCTTTAATAATGAATCTAGTTGACTTGCCATTATCCTCTAACTACCCTCATTTGAAAACTACCTGCTCCACCTAGCATATATGCTCCAAGATAACTTTGTAACCACGGGTAAACATCTAAAATATTATTAACAGATCCAGTTCCCTGACTATCAGTATTATATTTAACCTGTATATCTCCTAGTTTTACTTCACTAAAGTTTCCATCTTTCCCAGTAGTACCAGTAATAGCTCCAGTATCATTTGCCAAAGCTCTAGCTAATTCATATTGTGCATATTTAATATTATTAGGAATTAATGTACAAGTTAATTCAACTCCATCTACCTGATAATTAGTTCTAGGAAATTTAAGTGCCTGACCTTCATCACATCTATCTCCATAAAATACTAAAGTCTCAATCCATCTTGTAGCTGATATTAATGCTCTTTTCTTTTCATCATCAGTTTTATTTGACCAAGTTGAAGAATCTGGAGAAGTATCAAAATAATCATTCGAGTCTGACAAACTGGCATAGCTGTTAGCACTAGCTCCTTTTATTGTTGAGTCTATAGTTGCTGCCACGATCTATAAAGTAATTTAGTTTTATTGTAGCGTAAAGAAAAAACCCCACCAATAATTGATGAGGTTTTATGACCACTAATTAAATAATATTACGCAATATTAGATGTATCAAGTGGTGAGTTAACAACTAAACGTACGATTGGAACTAAATCTGCATCGTATGTTAATGCCCACTTGTTAGCAGTTGCTAAGTTTGCATTAGTTGGGTTGTCGCCAGCGTCTACCCACTTAGTACCCATAACGTGATAAGCACTGTGGTAGTCAACAGACATAACATCCTGCTTAGAAAGAATGTTTCTATCTGATTCAATACCTAAAGGTGATTGCTGTCCTTCAAGAATTGTTCCTGACTTAATTAAGTAGCAAAGGAACTCAGTTTGATGACCAGAAGCACCAGGAGGAACTGTATTGACTTGAGAGTCAACAACAACATTCATTCCAGCGAATTGACCTACTGCTCTATCAGTAATGCCAACACCACCGCCACCCCACTGAACACCAGTTCCAGTAGATAGTGCAGAAGTTGAGAATGTAAGCATACCAACCTGATAAAGGTAGTAAGCAACAGAAGGGTGAAGTACGATTGTATCTAACTCTTCGCCTCTTTCTCCAAGAAGTGATCTACCTCTTGCAACAGTAGCTGCTGTTAAGAAGTTAGCTTCAGTAGCACCAGTACCAGCTTTTGCTAAATCTAAATGATTGCCAGCAAGAGCAGTTCCAAATAATCCCTGAAGATGACTAAATAATCTTGCAGAGTTTAATTTGTTGATTGCATCTGCAATTTGGTTTCTGATGTGACCCATTGGATCTTCACCAGCAGCCAATACAGCTATGTCATCAACCGCATAGGCAAAACCTCTGTGGCAGATAGTTGCAATCTGTGTTGCAGTACCAATCTTTTGTGGTGTCAAATAACCAGCGTTACTTGTACCCCAAGATGCTGTACCATCTAAGATTTCCTCAGTTGGTGAGATTGGGTTAAATTCTGGAACTTGTATTCTTGTTCCACCTTCTGATGCATCAAGAAGTGCGTTACGCACAACAGCACCAGATTTAATAAATGCACTACGTTCTTTAATTGCTTCGGAAACGTATGTGCTGAGATTATTTCTCTTAACGATATCCGCTAGTAGGACACCGCCAGAATAATTCTGAAACGGAGCAGCCATTCAGATTTACCTTTTTAAGTTTTGCGATACCCTAATCACAGATAAGGGGGTCAATTTCACAGAAATTAACTATTTATTTTGAGCCTCTTGCTTGAGCACTGCTGCAAGCTGTGGGTCTTGTTCTGATAATAGCATTTGTTGAGTGAGGTTGCCCGTTTTCCAGGGATTTGCCTGACCTGTTCCAGCGTTTGCAACTGGGCTTGGTTTTGCTCCCATTCCTGCTGCACTACTAGGTTTAAAATGATGTTCCCAACCACTACCAGGGTTTTTGAGACTTGTGAGATAAGTACCTAAATCTTGTTCAACTCCACCATTAAGAACAACAACTTTACCTTCAGAGTTCTTTTGTAACTTTCCTTGTAACAATGACAAAGTTTGTTCTGCATTTATAGCACCTAAATTACTAATAGCTGCTAATGCAGTTGTCTTTGTAGAAGCTACCTCATTAGTAGTTTTCATCTCTTCTAATTGCTGAGATAAGGTCATTATCTTCTGTTCTTTTTCCTGTGCTGTTTTATTAGCTTCTTCCCAAAGAGTTTTCCATTGCCCTTGATCTTCTAACTCTTGTTTTCTTTGCTCATCTTTTTGTTTATAAACATCATCTAATTTAGTTTTGATGCCTTTAAATTTTTCTTGTAAATCAGCAGCTTCTTTACGAGCAGCAGCTAATTTTGTTTCATATTCTGTTTTTACAGAATCTAAATTAGGAGCTTGTGGTTGTGTTGGTTGTGAAGCAGTTTCAGCCACAGGCTGTTCAGTAGAAGTCACAGACTCAGACTGAATTACTTGTTCTTCGATCATAATTAGTTAGCTGAAGTAAATTTTTCAAGTTCGGCAATTAATTGTGCCTTGTTATGTCTTTTATCTAACTCAAGACCAATGGTACGACCATAAGTTTCAAGTTGTTTTTTTGACATTTTTTCAAAATCAGCAACAGTTTCCTTTTGTACTTCTAATGCTTCTTTTTTTACAGGTTCTACAACTGGTTCTGGAGCAGGACAGGCAGTAACAGGATCATCTCCCATTTTCTGGTCATGCGTTGGTTCTACAAGTTCCCACTTGTAAGTACCATCAGCTTGTAATACCTTATCTAGCGATTTAGCCATAATAATGTATGTACTTATATATCATCTTACCAAACTATTCAGAATTAGCTTCATTCGCTGAAGGTAATACTTCACCTTGTACTAAAATGTCTCTAAACTCTTCTCTATCAATGACTTGTTGATCAAATAGAGATGTTAATGCTGTAATATCCTGTCCTATTAATCTTTCAATATCAAAGTCTCTACTAATCTTTACTTCTGGTGGTTCTATTCCTACATATTGTGCAGATAAATTAAATGCTTTTTGTAGTTTTTGTTCTAATTCCATAGAAACCATAGCAAGCATAGAGTTTGTATCAACACGATCTAATCTTCTAGCATCTGCTGACTCTGCTACAAACTTCTGTTGACTTAATGTACTAATACCAAGAGTAGCCATTTGCATCTGTAATTCTTTTATTTCTGATGATTGAGCTTCAAAAGCACTGGAAGCAGGTTCAACATAATAAACTTTATTTCCTGGCTGAGTTGCCATTGCATAATTAACAGATATAGCTAAATCTTTAGTCTGGTCATCATATCCTTCCATTACCAGCATTGGTTGAGAAGCAACGTGCAAACTATGAATCAAATCAGCCTGTCTTTGAAAATGTGCAAGATTTAAATATGCAATATCTAATAAAGGTGGTTTGCTTGTTAAATTATCTGTTTTGCCAGAATAAATAGTAACAAGAGGTATTTCGCCAAGAGAAAAACTACCTGACTCAGCTAATTTATAATCATCTCCTGTAGTACCAGTTTCAAACTCTCCAGCATAAGAATTATCATCAACGTCATACATCGCATCAATTTGATCGCTTTTACGAAAAACTCTGTACCTACCAGGTTCTATAACTCTTACTTGGTCAAATACTTTCTCTCCAAAATCTCCATCAGGTAATACTGCTTTTTCTCCAATTCTTACCTGTACTAAATTTCCATAGTTAGATTCTCTATCTAATCTATAACCAAATAAATTATTAGGATCTACTTCTATCCAATAAGGTCTACGATTCTGCTGTCTTTCTTCTGCAAGACTTAATGCACCAGAAGGTGCAGGATAATCAACAAGAATATGACTTTGACCATAAGTAAGAGAGCACATTAATATTCTTCTTGCATATTCATCTAAATCTGATTTACAACCATCAACATCCATCTTGAACATTTCAGTCCAATAAGGATCTCCAGATAAAGCAATAGGTTTTCTAAGAACTAAACCTGTAGCTGCTCTTATTAATCTTTGTGTAAAAGGAGAAAATACAGCACGATTCACTCTTGCCATATAAGCGGTGTAATCTTCTCTGGGCTCTAAAGGTAAAAATGCTTCAGAATTTTCTCTTAAATATTCAGTACCCTCACTAACAGCTTTCATTACTTCCCAACCTTTCATCATGTCTAAAACTGCTCTAGTTTTAGTAAAAGGACTATCTATGCCACCAACAGATGTAGAGGTCTGTATTTTTGTTCTAATGTCTCCAGGAATTGAATAAGTCATTAGTTAACACCTCCACTTTTTAAGAGCTAAGTTTATTCTGCTATTAGGATCATTCTTTTTCTTAATATTAGTCATTTTTCTTTTCATGCCTTCCATTCTGTCACAGAAACTCTTTCTTCTTTTTTTCTCTGACTCAGTAAGACCTGATTTTTTAGTAACAGGTGCTTTTAAATTACTACCAGTAGCAGCATTATATTTTCTACGACCTTTTGCAGTAAGACCACCTGATTTAGACTTTTCCCCTCTACCTACAGATAAGCTAACTCCTTTACGTTTCCTCATTTTCCTACCTTCACTTGTGCTTTTTTATGGGCTTGGGTAAAAGTGTCTCCTGCTCTCATTCGCCTTTTCATAAACTCCATATGCTTTGCAGTATGGTGCTCAGAATGTAATTCGAGTTTATTTTTTTGGCGAGTAGTGAGTTTCACTTCTTTTTCCTTTTTTTCTTTTTAGCATTTAACTTTTTCAAGTCAGCACCAGTAATCTTATCCCGTGGTGGGGCAACAGCAGCTAATTTACGTTGCTTGGCTGAATAAGATTTTTTAGGCATTATGCAGCGTTAGTAATAGCACCAGATGTGATGAAACTTACTGAAACAGTTGAAAGATCGCCAACAGTTGAAGATAAACTTGTTCCTGTAACAAGACCGCTAAAACTTACTTTTTTAGTTCCAGAAGTGTCCAAAAATAATTCAAAAACAGCATCGCCAGCATCTTCTGTTGTTAAAACATCAGCTAATAAGTTTGCAGTTTCATTACCAGTGGCTGCTGTATATAAGAAATCAACAGTACCAGAACCAGAAATTAGACTACCAACAAAACTTCTTGATGTAGCACCATGAGCAGTAACATCTAAAGTATCTTTTGTAGTATCTAAAGTCCAAGCTGTAGTTGAAACTACTGCCTCAGTAGTACCAGAAGAGTTCTTAAAGTTAACAGAACCTTCTTCTCCACGAAAAAATGCCATGATCCAAAGAAAAAAGAGTATTTATAAATAGTTTAACTTGTTGTTGACTTTTTTACAGTATCTTTCTTGCTATTTAGCAAATATTGTTGACATCTGTTATCCCAGAGTGCAGGATTACGTTTGCCTTTTACTGCTTCAATAGCATCAAGCATTTCATCAGTAATTTCAGTCATTTCTTTTTTTTAGTAGTTTTTCGCCTATGTTGATAGGTTATCTTCTTTTTACCAGTTTTTTCACGTTTAAACCTTTCTTTCTCACTTTTTGTCATCTCCCCTACTGTCTTAGGTGTCTTACTTGATACTCGTTTACTAGGTCTACAAGCAGGATAACCTCGTTTTTCGCCTTTTGAGCGACCACAAGGCTTACCAGTTTTAACATCTATCCAATTCTCTTCAAACCAACGACTTAAACCACCCTTTGCTCTAGGATTTGGTTTACTTTTTGCCACGTTTTTTCTCCACTCGATAAGTACCACCACGTTTTTTGTACTCTCGTACAAGCCACGCATTAGCATAGGCAGAAGGATAAACAGCAAACTTACGTTTAGCTTCTGACTTTACTCT